GTTTCTATATTTTCACGAACTCTACGGTGTTGGGCATCTGCCATTGCTTGGCTTTGCATTGACCGTATATTTTTTGTCAACTGCCTCATTTCTACACGTAACGCTTCATCTCCAAGAGGTTTTTTGGCAGACTTTGATGCTCCATGTGCCTTTAGTACGTCTTTAAACTGAGCCAGCAGTCCTTCTATAATTATTTCTTCTCCAGTTTTAACCATATGATTTATATGAGGCTATCTACTTAAAAGTTTTCTTGAATTGCCTTGCTACATTACGAGGAATTCCAGCATTTCCTATCTTTGAAGAGCCTTTAAACTCTTCTTTCTTTAATTCATCAGCCTGTTTCTTATTCATCCATAACAGACCCTTGATATACTTTGCAGGTAATCTGTCTACTTGTCTTTTGTCCCATCCGAAACTTTCGGCAAGGAAGTAGTAGACTCCGTAAGTGAACTCGTTGCTTCCGGTGTGCCCACGAATGTCACCATCCAGTCCTCCAAAAATCGCATTAAAGGGTAGTCTTTCATCACCTCCGAGATGATCTTTTTGGCTGTTTTAGCCTTTAAATTTCTGATTGCTGTTGCATCGTCTATTGGGAATGGTGCTTTTCTTAGAGCTTTGGTAAGAACATTCATTCTATATTTTGGTAGATCTACTTTAGGTTTTGTTACGTCTGATAGATCCACACTTATATTTACTATTGCCTCCAACTCACCAAAAAGCAGGTCATCTTCATATTCTATAATTTCTTTCTTACCATCTATATCAATCTCAAATGATTTTATAGCCATTACAAACTATCTGTAATACTATTATATATATGTTTACTCTGGTCCTGATTGGGTGTTACTTGCTACTACAGTAGCTGATTTTATTCTCCAGTTAATCTCTTCAAATATAGGCTCAACTGGTTCTACTCCACTGATGTTAAGATCTGTTGGTGCTAGACCGGATCCTGTTATCTTTATCTCATTTTGAACGCTTGTTGCAGTGCTTTGGAATGTTAATTCTAATTCTGGGCTACCTCCGATAGTTTCTTCATATGTTCCTGAAGTGTTTTTCGCTATCTGTGCTAATGTGCCTTCTAATAGATTCTTGTTTAATAATGCTGCTCTAAATCTTCCGGTCATGTCAAATATCTGTCTGTATGAACTTACTGCTTGGTTATTTCCTATTCCATAAAGTAATGATGGGTTTTGTGCAAATGTTATATCTACATCTTGAACCTGTGCTAATGTGTTTCCACCTACCTTTATCACTCCATGAGCGAATGTATATGGAAATGCCTCTGTTGGTTCTGATGGTGCTGTTCCTATTGTTGTGCTTGGTTCTGATTCCTTACCATAAGTCATATCAACACTCAAGTCAACTGTTGCTCCTATTGAGGTTGAAATACCCAATGAATTAACAACACAGCCTCTCATAGTTCTTACAATATCAGCAGAATCTCCGTCATATCCGACCTCAACAACTAGGGTGTTCATGGTCTTATTTCCTGCTGTTGTACCAAATGTGTGTGGATATACCCCACTTGTTGCTGAGCCTGTTGAAGGTTCACCAAATACTGACTCAAAAATCCAAGGGTTGCTTAATACACATCCCACCGACAAACTACCACTTTGCTGTCCATAAGCATAATTGGCAATAGTTGTCTGGTTTAACTGTGGCATGTCTATTCTATTATGAGTTAATGTCCAATTTGTCAGTCTATCTTGTAATCCGAATTTTTTATTTGGCGTACCACCGGTACCATAACTAGCCTCGTACTCATACTTAAGATATGCAGATGCACCAGTTCGGATAGTCGCCATATATAATCAAATCATTACTAAGTATTTAAATATTCATTTAGGATGGGTTTACTTTCCTATATTTTGCCTGTAAAACATGCTTCCAGATATTCCTATAGGTATCACTCTGGGAGAGTGATCCTGTTATCATTAAATCTACGAAATTTGTCCGTCTTATGTTGTCTTTTATTATCTTTGTAACCTCCTTTACCAAGTCATTTAATCTGTCCTGGCTCATATATGTCCAACACTCTATTTGAATGTCAACATGGTGCATGAAATCAGAACCATATAGTCCAAAATACTCTACATTTTCCCTTTTTGGTGTTAACAATATGGTGTCTTGTGTGTAATTTGCAAGACCGACAACTTTTCTATCCCATATGATTTTAATCTCAGGGAATGTTCCAGCCTTGTCAGTAGTTCCCCACTTTGTCTTTAATAGAGATAGCATATCATCCAATGCATCATACATTGCTGTTCCCATTATAGTTTCACCCCAGCCCAACCACCCTCTTTAAATCCTTTATGCATGGCTTGTGTTGTAAGTGAATCCTCTGGAAAATCAATCGGTCCCTCTCTAGTTTTGTAATCACTCCCATATGGAAATCCTTTTTCTCCCCAATCTTCATTTTTTGAATATGTTCCCGGCTCTGGTCTTTTATCTGCTATGTATATATCCCATTCCTCTGGTGTCATAGTTGGTGGTTTTTTTCCAACATAGTATATTTTTCTTGCAACTTTGAAAGCTACATGATCAACAGCCCTATCTAATGAGCTTGTCCATAAACCATGTAAATCTACCGGAATCTTTAACACATCATATCTTAACGCATCTTGTAAATCTTCATCTCTGTTAATTTTTGTAGTTCTAACCCAATCTCTTAATGCATCAATATCAACATGTTTACCTGGGTCTATTCCCTGATAACCATCTGCTATAAGTTCCTGATTGAGCCCATCTTCAAAATCTTCATCATATAGATATCTTGGTTGGTCTACCTCTCCATCTATTCTTTTTTCCATAAACTCTTCAATCGTGTCTGCCTCAATGTCTTCAATCTCATACCCAGTTAATTCAGTTTTGTCCACTTCAAATTTTATTTCTCCACCAATTTTTTTAACACTACTTGGTTCATAACCACGCTCTACCATTTTTTCAACTGCTATCTCATACATTGTTTGTAAAGTAGACTCGGCTAGTTTTCTACCGATCTTTTTTATTATGTAACTCATTATGGTATTGGGAATACTTCTCTACGATTTTCAATACACTTCTCAATGTCTTCTGTCCATTGCCTTTTTGATGAAGCATAGTCAACACCTGCTGAACCCATTGGCAACTTGTCCATTCTGAAACTAGTGTTTACGAACTCTAAAGCAACCATTTTGATTACACAGTCTGCGATATCTCCAGGAATTGTAGTGTCACCAGCAAACTGTTCTCCACCATACCTGTAAGTGACTCTGACTCTGTTGTTTCTTAAAATTGAAAATATAAACCCTCTAAGATATAATCTACCATACTCATAATCCATATCATACCATTGTTCATCACCTAAAATATTTGTGTATGAGGCAGAAGCACCCTCCCATATCTCTATCTTATCTCCTTCTGATGCATCAAAATCATAAATATTTCTATGTTGTAAGTATAATGGAGTACCCCAACCGAATATGTATAGTAATGGTAACCTATGTCTTTCACCTGTTATCTTTTTTGACCTCCAAGCATGACCTATACGCCTGTCCAATTCATCCTCTTTCCTGTTAATGATCTTCTCTATCTGTGTCTTATTAGGAACTGTTGTAGCTGTTATCGGTATTCTTAGATAATCTGCTACATCTTCTACTGAGCAATAGGTGGTTGCCATATATAAAAGAGGTTGCTTCTGTATTTAAATTTTCTACTTGAATATGACTGTTACTTCAGCACTTCCTGCACAATCTGCGAATATTCCATCCTCAAATCTTCTGTTGATACCTAGGTAAGTACCCTGTGCTGCTGTGAATATAGTAAATTCTACTGGGTCACTTGCTGTAGTTCCATTTCTAAATTCTACCTTGTTAGATCCAGTTCCAACCTTTGTGACGAAAACACCTACAACTACTCCATGATCTCCTTTTATAACAGTATCTGAGTTGAATGATACTACATTATGATTTAGTTCAACCATATTTTGTAATATATATTCCCTTATATAAACTTTAAGAAAAAAAAAGGGCTGTTTTGGACTCTAGTAGCCTATGACTAGAAACTCGAATACTTTTGATGCACAAGCTGAGCTTGTGTTTGGTGTCTCGGTAAATGGTGCTGTTGCAGAACCACCTACATCGTAGAGTTTAATCTTCTCGTTTGCTTTGTCATATACTACTTCTCTTAATGAGTCAGTATAAGTTGGTATCACAGCAACGAGTGTAGAGATTCTTCCCTCTTTGAGGTCAGCAGACACTCCGTTGGTTGCATAGTTATCAGAAGCACCGAAGGTGACTTTGATACTATATATTCGTAGCTTAGATACCAATGCTGCCTGGACTGATAACATTAGCATTTGTCCAATCTGATGTGCTGATTGTTAAAGCCATATATCTACAGATATGTCAAGATTTATAAAGATTACTTCCACCAAGCACCTAATAACTCAATTCCAGTAATGGTTTCTATTACTATAGAACCAAATAGGAATATAATTACTAAATCCCTCGCTTTTGCCAGCTTATCGGCATGATAAAATTGTACCATGATTCGAGATATTCTATATGCTTATAAAGATTATCTCCACTTGTCTCTCTTTCTGTCTTCACAGTTCATACATTTCAATATACCTTTATGATAACCACAATCTTTACATTTTAACGAAAAGTCAAAATGATCATTACCACCAGCCCTTCTTAACAGCATGAGTAAAATAAAACCCACGACCATCCCTGCTACTATGTAATATAACATACATAACTTATATAACACTCTCTAATAAAGTTTAAAAAAAAAGTCCCAAAAAAATGGGTTTGTGATTGTTTAGAGTTTAATATCTCTGATTTTTCCTTGTGATCTGAAGTGACGACATACTGTCTCTCCCATGGTCCTGAATACTCCTTTCTCAACAAATGCGTTGTTGACGAATGGATAACCTGGGGAACGTCTGGTTGCTTCATAATACTCTGTTGGAATTGCAATTTGTATTCCGATTCTTGGATAACCATATCCCTCTGCATCGGATGTATCAAATGCAAACAATCTTCCGATTTCACTTGAATCGGATGCGTTGCTTGGTGCATCCTTGCTTGGAATGAATGGAATTCCATAGATTGAATCTACGTGAATACCTACTCCAGTACCCTTAAATGACTGGATACCGTTTACATCAATCTGTACTAAGCTTTCACCGTATGGGTTTGGAATACGGACTGAAGGCATATATAGACCTTGTATCTCGGAGTAAACTTCGTGAGATCCTAGGAATACGTTTGGGTCTTTACCAGCAGCGATACGAATCTTTCGTAAGAAAGCTCTTAGTGTATCGTCTGTAAGAACACCATTTGTTCCAATAGTACCTGAAGCAGATTCAACAGTACAATCGAAAGCTGTACCACTATCTCTGTCGATGGTTGCGTTTGCAGCCCATGGATCGTAGTTGCCTGTTTGTGAACCACCAGTTACTGCTTCTTCAGCACTGGTTGATACAATTCGGTCTAGAGACTCAAAGTCTGCTGTTCCGGTCCAAGCTCCACTTGCATCTGCTGCTTGCTTTTCGACATCTGCGAGTAACATTCTGTTAAGGAATTCTTTGTGCTGCACAGCCATGTACAATCTGAGTGAACCAAGTCCACCCCAAATGTCGTCCCGGCTGTGTGTTGCCAACCATTCCATAACTTCGGATGCTGAGAAAGGCAGTTGTGCTGTCTTTGGTCTAACATCAATTTCTTGAAGTGTTGGTTTAATGGTTTGTGCAATTAAGCCACCTTCTGCTGTTCCACCTAGAACAGTATTACTGTTGGTGGTATTCAGAATTGGCTTTGCAGTTATGACCCTCCATCCTGATTTGTCCCAAGGATATTTTGGTAAGATACCAAAAGCGTTTGCTTCGAGGTTGAGCTGTGCCCATGCATAAGCACCATAGATAGCGTTGAAAACGCCAACTGTTGATGTTGTGATTGGAGCATCTGCTTTTCTCAATAGGTTTCTATTATAACCATAATAGAGTGCTTCTAGTTCATCAATGGTTCGTATTTGGACCATATCAGTATCCACCTATCTCCTCTGGAGTTGGCTTGTAGTATTTGCCACTCAAGATGTTTTGTGCTACTTTACTAAGACCCTCATAACCTTCGGATCGTGCATCTTTCAGTATTGGACTGTAATCTTTTGTGAAAGATTTGTCTACTGTTTCAATTGCACTACCTGGTCTTGGTGTCTCAGTCGAGAACTCATGGTTGGATTTCATTACCATTTCTGGTTCTGATTTCTCAACAATGTCTTCTTCTGGTTCATCTTCCACTGCCTTGTTCACTGGCTTCTCTTGCATCTTTAGTCCTGATGGATCTTTCTTAGGAGGATTTTTGTTCTTCCTATCAGAATCCAGTCCAACTTGATCTCCTACTGGGTAAGGATCATTTGGAGCAGTAACTTTCGCACCTACATCATCTCCACCTTGGGTTCCTTTCGGACTCAATGGTAAATCGCTTGGTGTTTCAAGAGCTTTTACTCTCTCAGAAATTTCTGAGACAGCTTTTTCTACGCCTTGTTGTGATTGGGCTATGGATTGAACTACATCTGCTAGAGTATCAATACTCTTTGCAACTGTATTTTCATAAGAAACTTGTTCTTCTTCGTCAGATTTAGTGATCTCTTGATCAACTATTTGTTCGTCTGCCATAGATACAGTATTTAAATATTTGCTGGTTTATATATATTGTTATACTTGATTATTAAGGCTTTCTTATACATTTTTAATGCATCCATTCCTGGCTTTGATGGTGGTATCTGTTGTTTATTAGGCTGTGAATCAGGACTTTCGTCTTGTTCATGGTTCTCATAGGCACTTTTCTCCTTTTCTTCCTTTACTTCTGTTATCTGTGCTGATTGACCGGGATCTTGCTTATAACCAGCCTCATGTCCTAGACCTCTCTGACTGCCCATATTCATGCCTCCTATACCCTCTTCTGCTTTCTCTAACTGATGTCTACGCATTAGACATTTCGGACATATCTGTTTATTTTCTTTTCCCTCTCTCACATATGCTATATCATTCATAGTAACACCATATCTAAAATCTTTTCCCTGTTTTGGATTTTTTCCACAATCTACACATTTATCTTCTTCTGCTTTTTCTTTTTTTCTCCTGGGTTCTCCAGTTGCCCTACTATAATGTTCACCACATTCTTTACATTCATAGTCTTCCACTTCAGGAGGATCACCATATAATCCAGAGAGAGTTTGATCATAATCTTTAACATTTTTTCCACCACATGAAGGGCATGGTCTTTCTGGTTCTGCTTTCTCTTTTAACCATGCTTTCCAAAACGACCTCTTTTTCCTTTCCTCATTCCATTCTCTTGCTTTTCTCTCTGCCCTTTCTTTTTTTGTTTCTTGTTCTATAGTACCAGTGATTTTGAGTTTCTTGTCTTCCTCTTCCTTTTTTGTATCTATCTCTTTTTGCTCTGCTTCATTTGGTTGATTTGCTACGCGTTCTTCACTAACTCTACCTGTGTTGTCTATAGTTTCCAAGTATCCGGGATTATCATCTACCCAAGCATATTGAAAACTGTCTGGACTTTGGAGTCGAGGTTTGGCTACCCTTGGGTGTTGCCTTGTCATAGGTAAAGATTCGTCATCATCTGTATATACGTAATTACTAGTCGGTTTTCTTGTTGGACTCTGTTTTCCATCCACTGCATCCTTCTCTTTTAACCACATCTTCCATAATGATTTACCTATAGGTCCAATATCATCATCATTATCACTAGTAGGTGCAGTATCACCATCATCATCAGATACTAAACTTGAATAATCAGGTTCAAAGTCATCATCTGATGCTTCTGTACCATCTTCTTTCTTCTTTTTCTTCTTCTTTGGTTCTTTATCTTTAAGATAGTCCATATAAGATTGAAGACTTGGTTCATTTCGTTCTTTAGTGTACTTTCTATCTGCTTCTGCCAATCGTCTATTTGCCTCTACTGGGTCTTTAATAGAATAAGCTCCTGACTCAGTTCTTAGTTGTCCTCTTCTACTTGTTGGTTTTTTCTGTTTTGTATCACTTGGTTTCATGGTAACAGGTACTGAGACTTTATTCCCTTTTGCATCGATTACTGTCCTATATCTACGGTGTGTTGTAGGTGCTTGTGTTGAATGACCTTTTGGAAAATCATATGGCTTTCCAGTAAAAGTTTGTTTTTTATCTTTTTCTTGTTCTTCTTTTTTCTCCTTTGCTGCATCTCTTTTCTCTTGCTCTCTAGCAGAATTTCTTTTTAATCCTTTTCTGTCTAATCCTCTCTTTGCTTGTACTTTACCAGTTTCATCAAGATCCTGTATTCTTATTTCAGCAGTTGATGGTACATCCCTGTTTCTTGTCCTAGATTCAGATGTTTTTCCTTCTACAATACTACTAGAGTGTGCTGCTTGTGGTCCTGCATCTTTACCACCTTGTTTTGGTAGGGGTTTTTCCTTCTTAAATGAACCACCTGTACCACTTCTATGAGTTCTTGGTTTATTTTTTCCACCTGGATTTCTTACATATCTTCGTTGTGATACTACCGGTCCTCTTGCTTCTTTTTCTTCTTCTAATTTTTTAGCCCATTTATCAGAATCAGCTTGTGACCATCTTTTTCTTTTCTTCTTAGCCTTGTCTATCTGGCTAAATATATAGCCATAATCAAGCGACATCTTTGTCACGTTTTGTTCTACTGTTTGCTGTATCTCTTGGTTCTGTCCATTCTACTTCACCAGTGTTCATACCACCAAATTCTCCGTCTTTCTTACGGTTTCTCTTTCTCCATTTTCTTTTGGTATCTTCTGAACTTTCTTCGGCTATTGCTTCAGCACATGTTCCTTCATGTTCCAGATGACATTGACCTCTTAGTAGAAAATCTAATGACTTTAATCGTGAGTATATGTTTGTCATAACTGCTTTCTTTGTGGTAGATCTACTACGTAGTTTGGAACCGTCTGGGTCATCTTCTCCCGGCATCACATTGGAGTGAGGCATGTTATGCATT